GCCTCCGCCATCCTGGATCGTGTACTGCATCACTGCACCGTTATCAACATCAAGGGTGAGTCTTACCGCCTGAAGGAACGCAAGGAATTCATGCGCCAGAAACAGCAAATCGTGAACACTCTTTTTGAGCAAGGAAACGCTTAGTTTTGTTACCCCCCGCCGAAAAACTACAAAATTTCTTCGGCGTTTTCTTACAATTTCAAATTGGCGTTGACACACGTTCACGACGGATGAAGATACCTTTAGGGAGGAGGTGAAACTATGCCAGAATACGGATTGACAGACAGAGGGCCGAACATCAAGCGGCTGGATGTCATCCTTGCGGAGATGCAGGAGAGCATGACGAAGAAGCTGGGCGTCAACGTCGGGCAGAATACGCAGTCTTTCCTGAATCACCTGCTGACCAATGCAGCGGACAGGATAGCGGAGCTGTGGGAGTTCGGCGAGGAGGTCTACTACTCGCAGTACCCGTCCAGCGCAACCGGCGTCAGTCTGGACAACGCCGCTCAGTTCGGCGGCTCCACCCGTGAGATGCCAGCGAAATCCTACTACCGCATACTCTGCACCGGCCAAGACGGTACTGTGATTCCGGCGGGGACCTTGATTGCGACGGACACCAGCCCGGCCACGAACCTGACGCTGCCGAGCGATTCTATGATTACCCGTGCCGCCTTCAATAAGGCGGCTATTATTATGTCCTCTCCGGGCGCTACGGCGGCGCTGGGGGTGGCTTTGAACGGAACCCTATACACTATCACCCCTGATGCCACAAAGAGTGTCAGCGAGAATTTAGCGGCATTAGGGGAGATTATCACCAACCCTGACTTCACGGTGAGAATGGGAGAGGATGCTCTCCACATCGAGGCCACTGACCCCACCAGCTCAAACGTGATGGTGCTGTCGGAGAACCTGACCACTGCCTCGGTCGGCAGCGTCATCACTTTTGCCACCGTGGATGACGGGGACATCCTGATTCCGAACGGGGTCGTCACAAAGGTCGTGAAGGCGGTGGCTGGTCTAACAGAGGTGGTCAATGTAGGGGACCACATTGCCGGACAGCTTGCAGAAACGGACGTGGAGTTCCGCCGGTCTTATGTGGACAAAATCTATAACCGCTCATCCTCCATGCTGGAGAGCATCAAGAGCGCCATTCTGGAGAACGTGCAGGGCGTCCTGAGCGTTGCCCCCTATGAGAACGACAGCAACGAGGTGGACAGCATGGGACGCTGGCCTCACAGCGTCGAGGTGGTTGTGGATGGAGGCGATGCCACGGAGATAGCCCAGCAGATTCTCGACAAGAAATCCGGGGGTATCAGCAGCTTCGGCTCCGTGGAGGTCACACTCCCCGGCGAGTATGGGGAGCCAATCGTGGTGCGCTTCAACCGGCCCACCTACGTCAAGGTCTGGTTCAAGGTCGGCGTCACCCTGAGCCGGAACACCAACCCGCCCATCAACTACGTCGAGCTTATCAAAGAGCGGATTTTGGAGAAGGTCGGCAAGCTGGAGTCCGGCGAGAGCGTTATCCCGCAGAAGTTCAATTTGCAGGTATCGGGCATTGACTACATCGACGTTTGGATGTTCTCGACCACTGAGGACGGGGAGATGCCGGAGGAGTACACGCAGCGCAGCGTCTCCGTCTCCCCCAGAGAAAGGGCTGTGACCGACGAGAGCAGAATTGAGGTGGTCATAGATGCCTGACTATGTGGAGCTGCTGAGGGGAGACCTCGTTGAGCAGTTCAAGGAAAAGCCGGTCATCGACGCCTTGGTCTCGGCCATCGGTGAGCAGCTTAACGATGTGCGGCGGTTCTACGAAGACCTGCGGGACCGACGGGGCCTCCAGACTTCGATGGGCCAGCAGCTCGACGGGGTAGGGGACATCGTTGTCCTGAGCCGGTTGGAAGCCGGGGCGCTGGCCTGCATCAACGAATCGGTGTATGTGCTGGATGACGAGAGCTACCGGCGATACCTGATTTTCAAGGTCTGGAAGAACACGAACAACTGCACTTATCACGACGTAATCAAGGCCCTGCGGATGTTCTGGCCCAAGCCTCTGTACTATCGGGAGGACCCGGCGGAACCGGCGACGATGGTATTTGAGACCGATATGCTCTCCCCGGAGGACGATGTGCCGAAGCTGCTGAATGCCCCACTCATCAAGGCGGCTGGCGTCGGCATCAAGGTCATCGCCCGGACAGCATCGCCGGAGATGATGGATTTGCTCACCGTTGAAGGGCTGATGGGCCGGGGGTACACCTCGACCGTCCTGCCGGAAATCCCGGTGGCCGAGAGCATGGAGGACACGGTAAGGCCCATCCCGGCCTTCAGGAATATCACGCAGACAAAACTGCCAGAAATGGAGGAATGACGCATGGAAGATTTCTATGGATTCGTGGTCACGAGAAATGGCCGGGAGCTGATAGCGAAGCTGACCGCCGGGCAGCAGCTCCAACTCTCAAAAATCATGGTCGGGACCGGCGGGGGGCCTGACTTCGGAAATCCGAGAGAAATGGAGGACTTGTCGGAGCCGGTGGCGCTGGCGACCTCCACTGAGCCGGTCTACGACCAGAACACGGTGAGGATGATTGTGGAGTATCGGTCCGACCTGAATGGCGGTCTGGACCACGGCTTTTGGCTGAGAGAGTTCGGCGTGTACGCCTACGACCCGGACAAAGGCGAGGTGATGATTTACTACGGCTGCCTTGGCATCTACCCGCAGTATGTGAGCGCCTACTCCCCACAGGGCGTCGATGTACGCCGGTTCCCGGTCTGCATAGTCATCGGCGAAGACCTCGGCGTGTCGGTGGACTACAAGTGCGAGGCGTGGATGACGGCGGAGGACGTATCGGAGTATTGCAACGTTGTCATGCTCCCCTTGTTCCTGAGCGCAGCGCAGGAGCTTATCAACGCCCACGACAGCTCCATTACGGCGCACCCGTATATTCAGGGTATCATCTCCGACCTTGATTCTCGGTTGGCGCTGATGGAGCTGATGTATAACACCGATGTTTCCGGCAACCCGTTCACCGTCACCTTCGCCACGCTGACCGGCGTGGTGGTTGAGGGTGTCTGGAACGAGACGGCAAAGAGGATTGAGTTCTGATGGAAGAGATTGTATTTGCCTGCGCCCCATCGGAGCTGTCCTGCATCATCGGAAACCTGTTCGCTGAGATACGGCCTCCCTGTGATGCTCCCCGCAGCGACCATCTGACCATAACAGGCACCACGCACAGCGGGGTGGACGCCCAGCTTGTGATACTTGGAGACCGCTGCCTCTACAATGGCCCTGTTTGCGATTTAGAGGCGGCAAGAAGCGGTCCCTGTTTAGAAAGAAGGTGTGAGCATGGCTGACAAGGAATACCTGCTGGGGAACCGTGCAAGGGAGCTTCTGAAGTACACCAATCAGGCCACGAAAGTCGTGACCGATGATGTGAGTCAGAAGGATGTCCGGGTCATCCTCCAGAAAATCGCTGCTCTGGATGACATCCGTGAGGTCAAGAGCATCTGCCAGACAACTATCGGCCAGCTCGACCGCAAGGAAAAAGACGGCTTCACGAAGGCGATGTACCGATGCTATGGCGAGGATATGCGTCTGATAGCGAAGGGAATCGTTCGGGACATTCATGCCGCCAACGGCAAGATGTTCGCCACGGAGTACAATGAGCGCCTGCGGCTGATAGGGAAAGTACTGGACGGATGTTCTCTGCTGCTGGAGTATATCCAGATTGTGCAGGACATGGGCGTCATCTCCCTGAAGAAGAGCGAGATATGGACCAAAAAAGTGCTGGATGTTAAGTACATGACGGCATCGTGGAAGAAGAACGACGGCGCACGGGCGAACAAGCTGCGCTCCGATGAGGAGGCAAAGCAGGACGCCCGGCAAGTCGAGGTCGTGAAGACGGCCATACGGCAGTACAACGCCGAGAAGAAGGTCCAGCAGACATAATTTCAGATACCCGGCGAAGGCATCCGCCTTGTATTAGGGTGTGACCCGTATTTTTCGGCCGTGAACTGGTGACTCCGCTCTCCCTACTGCAACTCCAACAACGGCGCCACGAACGCCCTGAACGTCAACACCAATGGCAACTGGAACAACAACAACTGCTCCAACTCGTATGGCATCCGCCCCGCTCTGATGGAAAGTGAGACGAGTAGCTCCCAAAAGGGAGCGAAAGCGGTACACCATCATCAAAGGGGGTCACATCCTGTCGGAAGCCTGTGCATGGGCTGACGATAAACACATCACACCGAGGCAGGCCGCCCCACAAGGGGCGCAGTCTGCTACCTTGGAGAAGGGGACCGGTGTTAGGCTTTTCTGGCCGGAGCTTCTCCTACTAACCCGGCCAGCCTATGTTGAAAGGCGGTGCGCTTTGACCTATGAAGAGATGTGTTCCTTTGAGACGCTCTACGAAGCGTACCTGACAGCGAGAAAAGGAAAACGAAGCAAGGTTTCCACCGCTCAGTATGAAGCGAACGCTTTGGTCTGTACAGCGAAGCTGTCTGCCATCCTGAGCAAGAAGGTCTATACTCCCAGCAAGTTTGAAATATTCAAGGTCTATGAGCCGAAGGAACGGCTGGTGCAGGCTCCGGCGTTCGTGGACAAGGTGGTTCTCCATGCTGTCGTGGATAACATCTTGTACGACTCCATCTGCAAGAGCTTCATCCGAGACAACTTCGCCAGCCAAAAGCAAAAAGGAACACATGACGGCCTGATGCGCCTGAAGTATCACATGGTCGAGTATTACCGGCGAAACGGTAGTGCAGACGGGTGGGTGCTGAAGTGCGATGTCAGGCATTTTTTCGCATCCATAGACCACAACAAACTGAAAGCCAAGCTCAGGAAGGTATTTGAGCGCCGGGTCCTCGATATGCAGGTCTACGACCTGCTGTGTATCTACATCGACGCCTCAGAGGGCCTTCCGCTGGGCTACCAGACCTCTCAGCTACTCGCCCTGCTGTTCCTCGATGAGTTTGACCACCACATCAAAGAAGTCAAGCGTTATCGGTATTATGGACGGTATATGGATGACTTCTACATTATCGCCCGTACAAAGCGAGAGCTTCAGCGGCTCTTGAAGGAGATTGAGGAGTGGATGGACTGCCTCGGTCTGGAGCTGAACCAGAAGACCGGCATCTTCCCGCTGCGGAACGGTATCGACTTCCTCGGCTTCCACTCCTACCTTACAGAGACCGGGGCCTGTGTGCAGAAGCTCCGACAGAGCAACATAGACCGCATGAGTTCTCGTGTCAAGTTCTGGAGGAAGGCTTGTGCAGAGGGGACTATCACGAAGGAGAAAATCCTCGGCAAGTTCCAAGCGTGGGATGCTTACGCAGCCCACGGTGACACCTACGCACTACGGCAGAAGTTCGCTGGTCAGGTGAAGGAGATTATCGGTGTGATGCCAGAGGTCCACCGAAAAATCAATTCCACCTTAGAGGCAAGGAACAAGCGGAGAGCAAGGCAGTATCGGAACATCCAGAAGAAAAGAGGTGAGCCGGTTAGCCCTGCCCCAATCTTCCGCTCCGAGCCATCGGACGACGACCTTCCGCCGTGGATGTAAATACCTACAAGGAGGAATGAAACATGGCAAGTGTGGCTCTCAGCTCCAAAGCCGTAGGCTCCATTGTGAAGCTGAACGTCGGAGGAGTAGCCAAAAACTTCATCGTCGTGCATCAAGGGCGGCCGTCCTCGCTGTACGACACGAGCTGCGACGGAACATGGCTGTTGATGGAGGACTGCTACGAAAGTAAGCGGTGGCACAGCTCCAACGTCAACGACTATGCCAACAGCGAAATCCGCAGCTACCTCAACGGCACATTTCTGAACCTGTTCGATGCCAACATCAAGTCGGCCATCAAGCAGGTCAAGCTCCCGTACCGGGCAGGCTCCGGCTACGGGACGACTATCACCAGCGGGGCCAACGGCCTGTCAACGAAGATTTTCCTGCTGTCCGGGCCAGAGGTCAACTGGACATCAAGCACCCATCCCTATATTCCGAATGACGGTGCCTGCCTGTCCTACTTCTCCGGCTGCGCCACGACGGACGCAAAGAGAATTGCGAAGCTGAATGGTTCGGCCGTGCTCTGGTGGCTCCGCTCTCCCTACTGCTACTCCAACAACGGCGCCACGCGCGCCCTGGGCGTCCGCACCGATGGCGACTGGTACGACAGCTACTGCTCCTACTCGTATGGCATCCGCCCCGCTTTGGTACTTCCCTCTTCTCTCTTGGTCTCTGATGATGGTAGCATCTCGACTAACACAGCGCCAACCGTCCCCAGCAGCATCACCGTCCCTGGCTCCATCATGGGCGGCAGCACCATCACCGTAAAGTGGGGGACCAGTACCGATAAAGAGAATAATTTGTCGGGGTACAAGGTGGAGAAGAGTACCAACGGCGGCAGCACATGGAGCCAGATATATCAGGGAACCGCCACCCAGACCACCGACGCCGTGGCGTTCGGCACGGCGTCGGTGATGTACCGAGTTCGTGCTTACGATAGTGACGGCCTGCACTCTGGCTATAAGACCAGCTCGCAGGTGACGGTAGTGAACAACGTGGCCCCCGGTGCGCCCCCGGCAATCTCCGTCCCGAACGAAGTGAAGGGAGGGGCCTCGCTGATTGTGTCATGGTCGGCGGCCAGCGACAGCGATGGCAACCTAAGCGGGTACATTCTGGAGCGGTGCATCAACGGCGGAACGGAGTGGACGCAGGTTTACAAAGGAAACGCCCTTAGCTACACCGACACCATCACGAAGGGCTGGACGAAGGTGAAGTACCGGGTCAAGGCGTATGACGCCTACAATGCGGCATCCGGCTACACGACCTCCGCCGAGCGCACGGTAGACAACAACACGCCGCCCACCATCACCTGCTCCAGCGCAGACGGCGCCGACCTCGGCATGAAGGCCAGTGGGTTCTCCATCACCTACTCAGTGGACGATGTGGACACCGCCGACACCCTGACCGTGACAGAGAAAATGGACGGGGCGGTGAAGCGCACCTTCACAGCGACGAGGAAGACCAACAACAGCTTTGCCGTGACTGGCGACTACTTCCAGAAACTCCTGAACGGCCAGCACACGATGGTCATTCAGGTCACGGACGGCAAGGTCACTGTGACCAGGACGCTTAGGTTCACGAAGAAGGTCACAAGGGCGGTCATCACATTGGAGACACCGATGGAAGCGGATGCTCAAATCACCATCTGCGCCATCAACGTCATGGGGTCCATCCCGGCAGATGCCGCATTTTCCGTGAAGGTCACGAACAACGGCAAGGACAGCTCCCCCGTCTGGGAGGATGCTACCACGGCGGCAAAGAACGGGGTAAACCATGTGTTTACCAACAAGACCGCCGCCAACGGCTTTGCGTTCAACTTCCGTGTGGAGGTGGAGCGTGGGGTCAGTGGAGAGGGCGGTCATATCACGTCTATTCAAGGAGGGTTCCAGTAATGGGAGTGAGGAGGCTGAAAGAGGACAGCGTGAAAGCGATGTCCGAGCAGAGAATCTACGAGGAGCAACGTCAGAACGCCGCTGCTATTGCTTTTGTGGTGCTGGCTGAGGCCGGGAACATTGATAGTGTTACCGCTTCGGAGCAGGCCACCCTCTTCTCGGAGTGGGTCCCCGGAGTCAAGTACACCGTGGGCCAGCTCCGCCGGTATGGAAACACCCTGCTCCGCTGTGTTCAGGAGCATACGTCTCAGGAAGGATGGGAGCCGGACAAGGCTGCCTCTCTCTGGGCTGTGACTTCTGACCCGGCGGAGGAGTGGCCCGATTGGAGTCAGCCCATCGGTGCCCACGACGCATACAGCGCCGGGGCTAAGGTAAGTCATAAGGGTAAGCACTGGACCTCTGACCTCGACGGGAACGTCTGGGAGCCGGGCGTGTCCGGCTGGACAGAGGCCGATAGCTGAAAGGGGTGATGTTATATGTGTGATTAGCTTCTGATGAGGCCGGGAGACCGGCCTCCTGCTATTTCTATGGACAGAAGGTGGTGAGATAGATGGAGAATGTCCTTGCGTATCTCCTGACCGGCGGCTGCGCTGCGGCGGGAGTCAAACTGATTGAGACGCTCGTGGTTTGGTTTCTGAACCGCCGGGCCAAGAAGAGCGATGATGAGGCTGACGCTGAGAAGCAGAAGGAGCAGGCAAAGGAAGCGGAGTTTGAAGAGGTGGTCAAGACGGTCGAGAGCTTGAAGGCCGCTGACAAGCTCATCATGCTGGACCGCATCAAGTACCTGTGCCGGTCCTATCTCGACCACGGAGAAATTGAGTTTTCTGACCTCGATGACCTGATTGCGATGCACAGTTGCTACCATGACCTGCTCGGTGGCAACGGGAATCTGGACACGCTGATGGAGCTGGTAAAAGAGCTTCCCATCAAGAAATAATATTTTTGGAGGTATCATCATGATTAACAAGAAATGGGTAAAGGCTGCGGGAATCCGTGCCATCAAGACCTGCGCTCAGACCGCTATTGCTACTATCGGCACCGGCGCTCTGCTGTCCGATGTGAATTGGATGGCTGTGGCCTCTGCCTCTGTACTGGCTGCCATCCTGTCTCTGCTGACCAGCCTCGGTGGTCTGCCGGAGGTAGAGTGATGAACGAGAAGGAGCTGCTGGAGCAGCAGGGTGTAACGCCTGAGACACTGGAGAATCTGAACGGCAACAAGGGAGAAGGTGACGATGATGAGTAACAGCACATTGGTGAGCTACACAAAAATTTCTCCAAACAGGAACAGCCCCCGAAATCACGCCATAGACCGCATTTCCATTCACTGTGTCGTGGGCCAGTGTTCCGTGGAGACGCTGGGGAATATCTTTGCTCCTACCAGCAGGGAGGCGAGCTGCAACTACGGCATCGGTGCAGATGGACGTGTCGGAATGTATGTGGAGGAGAAAGACCGCTCTTGGTGTACATCATCCGGGGCCAATGACCACCGGGCTGTCACCATCGAGTGCGCCAGCGATACTACACACCCCTATGCTGTAAACGACAAGGCGTACGCCACGCTCATCAAGCTGTGCGTGGACATCTGCAGGCGGAACGGCAAAAGCAAACTGCTGTGGTTCGGAGATAAGGACAAAACATTGGCCTACACCCCGAAATCCGATGAGATGGTTCTGACCGTCCACCGCTGGTTTGCCAACAAATCCTGCCCCGGAGATTATCTGTATAACCTCCACGGGCAGATTGCGTCTGAGGTGACAGCACAGCTCTCTCCGAAGAAGCCGGAAACTCAGACCCCGGCCAAGACCGGAAGGTACAATAAAATTGCTGATATGCCGGGCTATGCCCAGCCCACCATCATCAAAATGACGGACAAGGGCATTATCGGCGGAAGTGGTGGGGCGAAGGACGAGAATGGCCGACCGGCCGACCTCGACCTCTCCATTGACATGATTCGTGTGTTCGTAACCAACGACCGGGCCGGTCTCTACGACTGACCAAATAGGTAAGCAGTCCCCCTCACAGGGTATGTCCCTGTGAGGGGGACTTTTTGCGTTTTCAGAACATTTCCGGGCCGTGAATCAAGCTGTCATGCGATTTCAAAAAAATTTACGATTTTTTTCAAAAACCTCTTGACATTACCGAATCGGTAAGTTAGAATGTAGACAAGATAAATAAATTATCCAAGACGGTAAGATTTTGAACGGCCAGAAGGCCAGAAAGGTTGAGTAGTATGACAATCCGTGAGCTGAGACAGGTGCTTACCGAAATCGACAATCAAGGCATGACAGTCCAAGAGCTGAGAGCAATCCTGTTTGAACAGGAAGAACAGGACAAGACGCTGGAAGAGATGGACCTGTTCAAGATGACCTACGGAAAATAAGCAACCGAAAAGTCTTTGAGATTTTAATAGGAGGAAAATAACATGAAAACACCGAACATTACAGCCAACCGCAGATGGACCCGCCACACTGTCCGCCAGACCTGCATAAAGCACGACCTCTACACCTGCGGAGACAACGAGGACTATGAGCATATGCTCAGTTGGGTGGAGCGCCTCTACCCGAACACCGAGAATCTGTACTTCATCGCTGAGGACATCCAGAAGCACAGCAAAGACCAGACCGTCACGAATGTCATGTTCCTGCTGGAGCGGGACGCCGTGATGACCACCTTTGAGATTGACGGTCGGGATGACATCTGAGAAAGGAGAGCGCAGAATGAAAGAGTACATCGAGAACTGCATCGAGAACCTAAAGAAGACCCTTAACTGGAAGGAAGATGAGCTGGAGAAGAGCCGCCTGTGCCTCGCGGAGAGGGTCAGCAAATGCTCGGCCGTTGAGATTGCACACGGCTGGCTGGAGAGCGACATCGACCAGATAGGCCGGGAGGTCGAGGAGGTCAAGAGCCTCCGTGACCAGATTGCGCTGCTGGAACACATTCTGAAGAACGCTGAGTAAAGCCGAAACGCCCTGTGGGGCGTCGCCGGGAGATGCCCTACCCGGCCTGACGATGGCAGGGCAGAGAGGATGACAACGATGATTGAGACCAGAAACGGTGAGCGGGTAAGCGAGATTGCCCTGAGCTGCGGGAAGTGGTGCTACTTCGTGAGCGAGAACGGTGTTCGGTACATCGTGACCAATGCCCGTGGCAAGCTGATTGTGACCAAGCCCCTGTCTACTCGGCGTCTCAATCCGACGCTGGAGATGCTGGCCGTGTTTGCCAGCAAGATTACCGCCCGGCAGCCGGGGCAATAGTCCCGGAAAGCCGGGTGCCGTATTTTATGACGAGAGGAGAAAAAGCGATGAGAGCGTATGTAGTTGTGGTCGTAGCACCGAACAAAGAGGTCGGTGTGTCGCAGGAGGCATACAGTAGCCTCGAAGACGCTCAGTGGTTTGTCGGAAGCCGTGTTCCTGAACCGGAACGCCTCACTCCGATGAAGTTTAGAGACAGCGAGGGCCGGGAGTACCTCATCCATGACCTGCTGGTGAACCCGCCAAAGAAGCGGCAGTTCTGGGGTGTCAGCCAGAAGTATTTCGACAGCGGCAAGGTCAAGGTCAACATCTTCTCGGCGGAAGCTGAGACCAAACCTGAGAACGGGATGACCGAGAACAAGATGTGTGACGAGTACGTTGACTACTTCGAGACCTATGAAGAGGCGGCAGCGTGGGCTGAACAGGCCCGGAAAGCATAGGAGGAGGGAGAATGATGGGAAGGGGTAATGTCTGCGTGACCGGCTCCTGCGAGGGGCTGTACTACATCGACAACGACGACTTCCACGTATACCGCCGGGCGGATGACATGAGCGATTGGCCGGAGACCCGGCTGATGGGGGAACTGGACTACGCCGAGCTGACCGGCGGCGAGTGGCTCTACGATGAGGAAGGCACCGGCAACGAGGAAGACGACGTGCTGGAGTGCTTCATGGCTGACTTCTGCCAGATGTTCCCCAGCTTCGAGAGGGCTGGGTCAAATGAATGGCTCAGGAACGGACTGTATGGCGATTACGGTCGCCGGGTCATTCTGGAGAGCAAGCTGTTTTACATCTGCGTGGAGGACAATGAGTGGTCGCTGGCGGTGGAGCTGGTTCAGAAGGAGGAGCCGTGGGGTCTCCCGTGGATGGAGAACCTTCAGAAACGGCTCTACCAGAAGTACCTCGACAGCATGAAGAAAGCTCTGTTGAACCGGCTGCCAAGTATCGGGACTTATTCCGGAGCGTGGACATCCGGCAGAATCAAAAGAGAGGAGTGCTTGGTATGAATGAGAAGAAGTACACCGTCCGGCCGGAGGTTGAGGTCAACCTCAGCCAGCAGGACATCGACGACATCATGGCGGTGGCGATGGAAGGAGGAATCTGCTACTGGTGCCGGAAGGCTGAGGTGGTCGGTGAGTACCTTGGCGAGTATGCGAGCGACCAGATTTCCCGTGGCGGCGCCCTCATCCTGCACGATGCAGAGAGCGCTCAGACGTGGGAGTTGACGCTGGAGAAATTCCTAAATGGTGTGAAGCTCTACTTTGAGCAGGGCTGCCATGTGAATGTCGAGGACAACGCCATCGACACCTGCGACATTGACGCCAATGATGCTGACTGCATCATCCAGTTCGCCGTGTTTGGGGAGGTGGTCTTTGGATGAAAGACTGTTTCATTGTGGTTCACAGAAACTTCGCCGAGGGCGCTGATGCCTACGCCTATTGGAGCGAGGATGACGCCAAGAAGAGCATCAACGAAGATGTGGCAACGGTGGTGAAGTCTCTGACTGAAGAAGGATATGAGCCGACCACCCTGCGGGACGCTTGCGATGGCGTTGATGTTTACGTTGCTGATAGCGACATCTACTACGAGTGGAACATCTTCCGCTCCAGCATTCGATGAGAGGAGGTTAAACCTAATGAGCGAGTACAAGAAGCAGGCGATTGATATAATCGACCGACTGCACCAAGAGAACCGCATCGGCTATCAGGACTACCTTGACATCCACGACGGACTGGATGAAATGGAGACCCTGAGAGACCGGGACGAAGTTCTGGAGGAGCTGTGGGGGCAGTTTGCGGATGTCCCCATGAATCCAGATACGGAGTGCATTGAGGAGCGATTCATGGGCTGGGGGCCGGGTATCCATCGTGAGGAAATTTGGCACTGGTTCGACGAGCGGCATAGCAAAGGGGTCGCCTATCTGCTATACGGGGGTGCTGAGGACTATGTGCCTGAGACGAAACGGCTCTATGGTCTGAGAAGGTCCTGTTTTGAGTGCGAATCACAGACCTGCCAGTTCAATCACGGTGGTGAGTGCCGGTTCGCTTTGGTCCATGAGCGGAAGCCCCGCATCACCGATGATGACGGCTGCATCGACTACGACTATCGGGAGGGAGATGACTAACTTATGAAAGGTATGCCATACTCCATCCGGCTGATGCTGGCGCAAATGGCCGGAAACAACAAGGAAGCCAGTAGGGTTGTGGATGAGTGCTTTGTTACCATGACAAAGAAGTTTCTGGCAATAGCACATGAATACGACAGCGTTGACCTGCCTTTGGTGATTGCTACCATGCAGATAGCAGCATCCGCTATGATGCCGATTCTGTCAGATAGCGGTCGTGAGCTTGTCGAAAATCTGGTCAGCCATACTCATACCATCACTGTTGATTTGCCGGAAATGCGGCGACAGGCATCTCAAAATAATGAGGAGGAGGAGCGATGAACGCAAGCGACATGGTGCGGGCGGCTCTGTCTGCCAAGAAGCGGACACAGAAGGAGTTGGCAGAGTTCATGGGTTGGAGCCAGCAGAACCTAAGCTACCGGCTGAAGGCTGGAACTCTCACCTTTGATGAGCTGGCGAAGGCCCTGAGCTTCGCTGGGTATGAGGTCAAGATGGTCGAGTCCACCGGTGAGGAGCTGCCGGAGCTGGGGAACAGCAGCAGCCCCCGGCAGGTGCAGATGGTGGACGGCGTGACCTATGACACCAGCAAGGCGGAGTCCCTTTGCTCCAGCCGTGCGGAGACTGGTGATGAGTTTTACATGGAGCTGTTCAAAGACCCGTCAGGGGCCTATTTTATGGCCTATTTCCAGCTTTGGGACGGCGGCTATAATTCTATATCCCCCATGACCAAAAGCGCCTCAGCGAAGTTCTGGGGCCGTTACAGCGGACTTCCTGAAAGTGAGATGAAGTGACCGCTCTGGTCAGTCTGCATCTGGTCTGCTCCTGAGCAAAGGGAGGAACCGAGAACCTCCAAAAGTGGCTGAAATCAAGCGTTTCACGGACAGCAAAAAATTTTTTGAAAATATTCGATTTTGACTTGACATTACCTAGTCGGTAAGTTAGAATGAGAATGTAGACAAGAAAGTTACCCAGACGGTCAGTTTTTGGAGGTATTGATTATGCTGTATCACGAGTTTTTGGAAGGCACCGGCGCTGTTGACAATCAGGCTTCCTATGATGAGTACAAGCGGGTGGAAGCGTTCTACATGGCCTGCGACGGTATGACCAAAGAGGATGTCTACCGCATGGCGAAGGTCGAGACCGTGGCCCAGCATGAGGCCAGAATGGAAAAAGCACGAGAGGACGAGCTGGCGTGGGTGATGCAGAACATCATCCCCGCCGCTGCCTTTATTCGGGGCATGAGCGAGAAAGCCGACTACTTCAGGAAGAATTTCGTGTACGTTTCCGAGTGTGGCAACTGCTTCGAGATTCGTGAAGTCAGGGCCATCAACGGCCGGTCGGTTGTTCTGTACGAGTTCTGGTGCAACGGTAAGCAGCTTGACACCAAAAGCACCGGCTACGGCCTGCTGCCGAGCGCCGAGTTTCAGAGCTACCAGGCCGACTGGCACGACAAGAGCTTGAAAGAGCTGGAAGACCTGTTCGGGTATATTGCGTAAGGAGGTAAAGAAAATGTCCGAGAGAGAATGGAAGCTGGGTAAAGACCTCGTGACCAGCGACAACCTGCTGGACGGCCTGACCTTCGATGACCTGATTCTGGCGGTTCACTGTAACTGCCGGGTCATCACTCCAGCGGCGGTTCGTTCGGAGCTGAAAGAGATTCTGGAGAGTAGGAAGCAGGACATGATGTTCCTGCTGGAGAAGAACATGGACGCAATCATGGCTGAGGCCAGAAAGGGGAGAGAATGATGACGCTGCATGAGGCTATCGGCGTCCGGGTGGACACCGACATCAAGACCGGTGAGAAACTGACCCACTCTGAAATCTACGGGAGGGCGATTGAGTTCCTTGGAGGGCTGGATGAGGTGGCCCGGTTCGTTCCGTTCCCCGTGGAGACCATCCGCAAGAAACTGAAGAGCGACCCGTATCTGAACAATACAGCCATGAGCAAGTGGGATGCCGCATCTGGCTTTGTCTGCCGGTGCGGAGACTGTAAATTCATTGGTGGAGGTATCTGGGCACTGTACCGTCAGCATGGAATCAACGCCGCCAGCAACTCCGATGGCGTGAGCATCCTCAAAGAAGCCGCCCGGCGGCTGGTCGAGAGAGAGGAGGCTGCAAAATGAAGGTTCTGTACTTCGAGGGTGCCGGTTGGAGTGGCGCCGACATCAGCAAGGCCACCATTGGAAATTGCCGCATCCGCACCGCCTTCCATCTTGACGATGGGAGGGCGGTGTATCTGGAAATCATCGGGAGCGAGAGGAGCAAGTACAGCCCCCCGTGCTGTCAGTGGCAGTACACCGGCTTTGTGGACTGCTGCCACTATATCACCGATGACAAGCCGAACGATGACTGCAACAAGCACCACGTTTTCCTGCTTGGCAAGAGAAGGAAAAAACTGCTGGCAGAAAATCAGTCGTTTGAGTACACAGAAGAGGCCATTCTGAAGTTCGTCAACAACCTTGGCGCCAGCTTCGACGCCGTTAAGGTAGTACCTGACCTCGGCGGGTTCCGGGTGTTTCCCGAAGAGCATTCCTGCGATGGGCCGGACGGCTACAACTACGGAGACGTGTTCCAGTACGACCCTGAGATGACCGCCCGACGGGAAGCTGTGTACGACAAGATATACGACATGGAGAAGGACGAGCTGATGTGCGACCGGGCCTTGGGTGGAAAGAAGTTTGCCCACTCGCCCGGCGGAACGGACTACCCGAATTTCTCGCTGTGGGTGGACAGGAAAGACCCCGGCCTCCTGCATCTGCTCCGGCACTTCAACGGCTACAACAAGCATTGGAGCATCAGGACGGACGTAGGTAAGACGCTGGAAGACTGGATGGCGACGACCAAAGAGACGCCGCTGGGCCGGTACGGATGCTGAGGAGGTGCCAACATGACTTTGATGGAGAGGCTGCTGGAGGCTGGCTACCCAAGAGAGCAGATGTTCAGCCACGAGTCCGACCTCTACGTTTTCGTGACGCCGCTCACGAGGAAAGTGGTGGAAGCGTGGTGCAACGAGAACGGATTCAATAGGCGCTGGCACTGTCCCGTGTTCAGGGACAACGTGACCGGCAGACCGATGTATGACTGCGCTTTCCAGTACGATGACTACTGGAAAGCGCGGTGCAAAGAGGGGGTGGGAGCATGATTGATATAACCGCTGAGTTCGAGTTCCTGACCGGCTATGTGGCTGAGAGCTGCTTCGATGAGGAAATCTTCCGAGACCTGCTGCGGATGCTGTGGACGGCGTTCTGCCTCCACCACGGCCTCGACGCCGATACCCACGTCTACGACTGGTATTTATCGGAGCTGTGGAAGCGGTTGCAGGAGACCGGCGATGGGACCTCTGAGTGGGCCGACTTTAACGAGTTCGAGAACTTCATGTGCAAGTATTTGGTGTAAGGAGGCAAACGCTGTGATTAAGTTTATAGAAAAGAAACCGTGGACAGACCATTCGCCATTCACAGGGCAGACATATGCTCCAAACTACATGGTGAAAGATGGTGTAGAATATTTTATGGTCAACCGTGTTGTCAGTAGTGAGGACATGGGATATGCAAATTATCGCCTTGAAGAGAGTAGAAAAGCTCTGGAAGCGACAAAGAAGTTCCTCATCGAGAACAATGGGGCGTACTTCAAATTCAACGGCATCTATGTTGACCCGTTCGAGATGCTGAAGGAAATGTCAGAGAGAGGGCATACGTTCTGCGACCCGGAAAAACTGTTTGACGACTGCCGTGGCATAGAAGGATATGGGGCCGGGTTCGTTGACTTCCACGGAAACAGAAACGAGGTGTCGGCGGCGTTCCATTATCGTATTTACGACATGGAGATGCTGGGTAGGCTCAAAGAAAGGGTGGGCATCTTCTTGACGGCAGGTGAAGGCGATGTATAGCATGAGCAAAGACACCTACACCTGCGATACCTGCGGCTTTGAGGAAAAATGGGACGCCCACGATGACCGCAGGGGAGACATTTGGGAATGTGAATATTGTGGCGCTCACTTTTGCACCGAATGTTTTGTGAAAAAGCTGGGCCGGGAGCATTTTGATATGATGCTCAAAGAGACTGACTACGTTGTCTGTGCCAGTTGCTATGAGAAGGGCGTTTTTGATAGGGGTGATGACGAATGACCTGTCCGAAGTGCCACAACAGCGAACATCTCGAAGGCGCTCGTTTCTGCGTGATTTGCGGCGCTCCGCTGAAGAGTTGCGAAGGCTGTACCAACGAGAATAAGAGCTGGGACATGGACTGCTGCTGGAACTGCTCCAGAAATCGCCTGAATACCAAGAAAGACCTTTTCGCTCATAAGCCCTTAGATGGAGGTGAGTGTAAATGAGCAAACGCAAGTGGCGCCGTGGCCCGAAGATACTGTCTCTCGATGAGCTGGTCAGGCAGGAGGTGGTATTCTGGAGCGATAAGCCTCAGTCTCATGGGTGGTTTATGTCGTGGCAGTTTAGGATGGCAGCTCAGGCCATCGGGAAGAATGGCGTGATTTTCTACGCCATGCCTGCCGGGGTGACGACGAGGTTCCCCGATGAGGAAATAATCCGTGCAGAGCGCCGGATGCACACAGCTCCAACGCTGGAAGGGCGCAAGGAGCTGATAGCGATTCTCAACAGGTTTGACCGGGGCCACGGTGATGTGGATGATGTCATCGACGCATACGAAGATGACACCGGATATTAGGAGGTTTCTATGAAGAAAATCGAATTGACCGAAGAGCTGATAGCCGCCGTCGCACGGCAGGGCGTGACCATCTGCGGCACGGAGGCCGAGATAGTCCTTGCCTACATCAAAGTCCACGGATATGAGCTGCTGACGGACGATGACTACAAGCTCTACCTGCACGACGAGAGCGCCGGTGAGGACAATAGCTACGATGAACCTCAGACAGTCCGGGACATCGTGGAGCTGTGCAAGGAGCTGAACGAGGAGATGCTGCTGGACAGCTACTCCGAAGAGTCCCCGGACTATGACGACCAGCTCGAACTTCGGAAGGACACGCTCATTCTGGAGACCCTGCTGACGAAGGCGGAGAGGGTCATCCCTCCCACGGTGCGCCGGTACAACGTGGTCATCGTTGAGCATCGGAAGAAACTGGTGCCGGTGCTGGCGGCGAGCTGGGCTGAGGCCGAGGAGAGAGTGCGGGAGATGTGGGAGAACGGGGAGGTGGTCATCGGCCAGAGCGACTTCACCGGGATTATGATTAGCAGCGGAGGATGATACCATGGCAAAGAACGGCTACCTTGCCCGGCGGAAGGTTCGGGACAGTGTTCTTCAGGACGCCACCCGCCAAACCTACCAGCAGTACATGACGGACACGCTCATCCTGACCCTGAACGACCCAGAGGTCATGGGGAAGGACGTGTTCGGCTACAAGAGGCTGAAGAAGGTTCTGGAGGCGTGGGGCAAGTGCTACGACAGATACTTTGACGCCCTGACCAAGAATCCCGAAGCTGACTATGCGAGGGAAAAGATGGACCGTCTGATGAAGCAGATATGCGGCGACAGCGGCGACTTCGTTCCCTTCGAGGAGCGGTACGAGTGGTTGCCGGAAATCACCTACGGCCAGAAGAAGTAAAAATCTTATCGAGCCGCCCCAAAATTTGATTGCATATCCGGCTGAAATCTGATAGAATGAGTTTGCAAGGGTACAATAAAGCCGGGGTGAGAATAGCATGGGCCAGCACGAAAAACTGATGCAGTCGATACTGAGCGGTAGGCAGGACAGGAACATTTTGTTTTCAGACCTTTGCTCGGTGCTTGACCGATTGGGCTTTGACCGCCGTGTGCGAGGGGACCACTTTATCTTCACGAAGGACGGAGTGGAGGAAATCATCAATATCCAGCCAGCAGGCAACAAGGCCAAACCGTATCAGGTGAAGCAGGTTCGTGAAATTATTCTGAAGTATCGTTTAGGAGGCGATGATGATGAGCAAGTATGAGATTATCATTTACTGGAGCCATGACGATAATGCGTATATCGCTGAAGTCCCTGAGCTTGCCGGTTGCATGGCAGATGGGCCGACCGCCTCTGATGTGGTGAAGAACGTGGAAAGAGTCATCCAAGAGTGGATTGAAACTGCCAAGGAATTAGGCCGCCCCATCCCAGAGCCGAGAGGCAGATTGCGCTACGCATGAACCAGATGCACAAGACACAAAAAGCCCCCACAAGGGGCTTTTTTACTGAGGCAACGGAGAGTTTGGGCGGCATCCTGCGGCTCCCAGGGGCTTCTAAGCCCTTGATTTACAGCACTTTTCATGGTGCTTGCCGGGGTGGTATCGGGTCTCCCGTGGTCATGGGGGATGCGATGTTCATTACGGATGGAGTTTCCCCCGAATAAAATGTCCCCTGGAACCGGCCATCGGTTCCAGGGGCTTACTGCTTGCGGTTTTTTATTCCGAAGAGGATAGGGATTGGCGGGCATCATCGTACATGCGGCGGTAGGCGTCCCGGCGTCTCCTGTCAAAGACACGGCGGATTCGCTCCGCCGCGCCGTCCCGGAGTCTGGCGGTGAGGAGGGGGGAGAAGCGTTTGCCTTCCAACTCAATGGCGGCCCGGACTGCCTCGTCAAAGGTCATTTCTGTCCCGGTGTAGGAGATCCCGCACTGGTCGAGGATATAGGAGGCATCCCGGCCCACAAACTTCCGGCTGGGGGTGTACCTGCCGTTATTCTCCACCAGGACGGTGCGCAGGACCTTGTCGATGTCCCCCCCGCGAATCTGGAACGCCCCGTTGCGCTCCAGCTCGGACAGAAAGCGGTCAAAAACGGTGCTGACACAGAACACCTCTTTCTCCGCCACACACAGGATGTTGTTCTCATAGGACGCCCCGTCCACCGTGCGCTTGCCCGCCTTGTCCAGCTCGGCGGTCTCATCCACAATCACCGGGGGATTGCCCGGTCCTGCGCAGACCGCCTTCTTGCCGCTGTTCATAGCCACCTTTACAATGGCCTCGCCCCCGGTAACGGACAGCAGCCGCACCTTGGGGTGCTTCATCACCGCCTGAGAGTTCTCCAGACTGGGCTCCGCCGGGGTGGTAATGATGCCGGAGGGCGCTCCATGGGCCACAAGGGCCTCATGGAGGACCCGGATGGCCTCCTGAGAGGACCGCTTGGCCGCCGGGTGGGGGCTGAACACCACAGTATTTCCGGCGGAAATCATGCTGATGGCGTTGTTGATGACGGTGGCCGTTGGATTGGTGGACGGGACAATGGAGGCGATGACCCCGAAGGGCGCATGCTCCACCAACGTAAAGCCCTTGTCTCCGGTGTACGCCTCCGGCGTGATGTCCTCCGTTCCGGGCGTTTTGTTGGCGGCCAAGAGGTTTTTGATGATTTTGTCCTCTACATGGCCGTAACCGGTTTCGTTGTGGGCCAGCTCGGAAAGATACCGGTCGTTGTCTCTGGCCGTCTGGCGGATTACCTCAATGAGCTCCCGCCGCTTTTCCAACGTCATGGCGTTGAATTGGGTGAACGCTTCCGCTGCGGCCTCCACCGCCTGCGCCGCGTCCTGCTCCACACCGCTGCCCACGCTGTAACAGAAGCCCAGATTGCACATGGCCCGGGGGTGGCTCTGCTCGGCGGACTTGCGGTACCATTCCACCGCCTGGGCCTTGTCCTCGGCCACGCCTTTGCCCGCCTCATAGCACCAGCCCAGATTGCACTGGGC